TAAAGTAATAAATCCCCATCCAAACTAATCTCAGTTTCAGTTAAAGCATTCAACATCGTTTGAAAAGCTGCATTACGACTCGAATACATGCCAGAGTTATAATCCGCAAAACGATAGATTGCTTTATCGTAATCAGCAGGATATTCCATTAGGCGATGAATACCATAGTACAAACCACCATACTGGGTATAAAGATCATTGCGCAACTCAGCAATGTTGCCACTTTGTCGCTTATGCTCTTTTGCATAATTAATATGAACTTGCATTGATCCCAATGTGGTAATTGGGTTCATTTTTTCGCCAATATCTTGTCCAACTAATTTTGCTGCACCAGTTAAAGCACTTACATGATAATGCTTTGACATATAGTCAAAAATTTCTCGATATAATAAATCTAATTCTCGCTCAGTTTTGACTCTGCGCATTTGACTCATATAGTTGTCTTCTGGTGAAGGTTGATTTTTGAGTACATCCTCAAAATAACCAGCGACTGTGCCGCCAATGGTTTCACCCAATTTTGCTTCGAATTTTTCTTTTAGGCGGGTATTAATTTCTTCAACTGCTTTTGCCCCAAGACCTGGTACTGTTGGATCTGCGACAAAGTTCGACTCCTGATCTACAACAGCCACAATACTGCACACATTTTGTTTGGTTTTCGGAATTTTTAATTCTTGCATAATATCAAAAATATCTTGTGCCCAAGATTGACGGTCATTTACCCGAGTAGGAATGACCTTTTTAATTTGCTCAGTTTCCATCTCAGCTTCTTTATTATTTGACCACCAAGCGTTGTCTCCACAAGCAGTCAAAGCTAGACATGTAGCCAAGATACTGATTGATTTTAAAAAATTAGGATTTGTAGAGGCTTTATTCATAATGAGGACAACACCACATAAAAAGATGAGTCAAATGGGCGAATGAAGTATACTATGTTGCTCAGAATTTGTAAGAAAATATATGTATATTGGTTCCTACCAACTCTCAAATAATTTGATTGTTGCACCGATGGCGGGTGGGATAGATATTTTAATAATAGTTATATAATACAATTGTTTATTGTTTTTTGTGTGGTGCATGGTGCAAATACGGTGCAGCCACACGATATTTAATTCAATAACTTACAGAATTAGCCATGCATTGCTGCCCAATCCTTTTTAGCCTTTTCTTGTTCAGATTGCAACCATAAAACCACATCCGAAAGGTTGACATAGAATGGTGACTTTACACCGTCGCTTTTAAATGCAGGAAAAGGAAGGCTGCATTTATTTGCTCGCTTATTTGCCTGGTCTAATGTTAGGTGAGGCAAATAGTCAGGTAGTAAATCCTCAAGTGCTACAACTGGCTTTTTATACTTGAGCATTAATAGAAAGCTAATATCTACTGGCTCATCGATTTTTTTAGCTGCACCCATATTATTCACCTCTCACCACCAAAACACACATCTTCAGCCAACTCAGTCAAAATAAATCCGACTGGACAAGTTTCAACATAATTCTGACGTATCAGTCTATGAATCGACAGTATTACAATCTCAATATCAAGCCCAGTTTGCTTAGCAATTTCTGATTTACTGAGTGGAGATTCATCACGTAAAGCCTTTAAAATTTTAGAATCAATACGTTCATTTTGCTGATCTGTGTTCATTTGCTAGCCTCCGTATCCGCTTTTGATTCTTCATATTCTTCATCAAATATTCTATTTAGAAATTCATTGATGTATGGTGAACCAATCCGATCTTGTTCTGTCTCTTCACCACAACATAGAGTATGAAGATCATCTTCATTTAATTTCGATAGCTCAGTTTCAGCTAGCATTAACTCATTGCTGTCTAAAGTCATCAGCCAATTATTTAATAATTCAACTTTTACACCGTAAGGCTCATGACGATTAATCCTACCGTTGTCATGCCAAATTTCAGTAGCTGCATTTAGAATGCTTGGGAAGCATTCTGCCAAACGCTGGCTAATAAAAGTTTCCAGTTCTTCAGGCAGTACAAGCATGTAATCAGGATATTCTTCAGGGCTTGATCTATCAGAAAGCTCACAAATATCACGAATTATTATTTCGATTTTGTCCCTTAAGTTACTCATGATTTCTGCTCCTCGCTGCTTCTAATGGATTAATTGGTCGTGTCATCCAAAATTTAACTTCTGATAGTAATAATTCTTCGCCATTCGAGTTCGATGTCCAGAGAGTTTGATTATCTCCAAAATCTTCACCATTTTCGCCATAAGGTCCATCAATATAATCTGTATTCAATAAACCCTCGTGAATTACATCGTTTTTATCAAGAAATAACACTACTTCACCCTCATCGGGTAATAGAAAATCCGTAGCCACCCAAATAGGCATCACCCCAACTACTTTTACCAATGCTCGGTATTGTTCTTGAAGTTGTACAACACGATTTGCTAACCAACGATCTTTTAATCGTGTGAATTCAGCTTCCGTACAATCACGATGCAAGTTTTTAAACAACCTAGAGTTTTCTTCAAACTGCTCATTAGCTCGTTTAGTAGCAGCTTCATGGCTTAATTCGACAGGCATCAAAACTAACTTTTCTTGATCGGCCATCACTTTCTCCAAGTCGCTTCTTTGAATTTTGCATTTACGATCAGATCTTCGATTTCACCAATTCCGACATTCTCAAATATGTGAGTCATTTTGCTCCCGAACACTATGAGTGTTCGGGTCATGGTTGAGTAATTGAATTTCATGGCAGCTCCTCATCGATGCTAGACACCAGGGTTGGCTGTTCAAGTTCAAAGCGGCGTTTCTTCACATATCCCATTAAGCGTGGTTGTATATCTGGGTGGCGTGCAGATACATCGATCTCTAAAGCATCCAAGGCTGTCAAATCGGGTGCATTTTGAATTAGTACCATCAATGAAGGTGGTTCATTTGACTTAACTTTTAATTGCTCTTGAAGTTCGCACAGTCTTTTACTGATTGCAGAAAGTAGGGGTTTACGTTGCTCTTCGGTCCAGTGCTGAGTTTTCACAACCACACTGTTTGCCTCATCAGGTGTCTGAGCATGAATAACAACTGCAGTCAGATCCCCATATTCAATTTCATACTGAGATTTATCACCAAGATCTAGACAAGGTTTGTCATTGTGAAAACGTGTCCACTGACGTTCCTGCGCTTGATTGTCAATTTCTTGAGCTTTGGTAACTGCGGCTGCTGCAATATCTTCAAAAGGAACAGTAGATGTCTCTTTTTCGACATCATTTGAGGTAGGGCATTGAGCTGTAACTGGTCCAATAATGTCATCTAACGAATTATCATCATTAGCAGCTTGTTTGGTCTGTTGTTTTATTTCAGCAGATTCATTTTGCTTTTTTGATTGGCGCTTAGGTTTAGTCGGTTCTTTGCCAAGACGAGTGATAGTTACATCGTCATTAAACTCACAACCAAGCGCTTTTGATAGAGCCTTTAATTGAAGCTTGGCATTTTCAGCGTCTCGTTGAACAAAACCACTGTTAATAGATTCAACAAGCGCATTGGTTTTAAAGTTCATGACATAGATAGATGGAGAATATGTACAAATAACAAAAACTTCTTGCCCATCTTGATATTCATCAATCGTAAGCGGCTTAGTGAAAGTAATACCAGCCAATTCCAACATTTCGACTTGAATGCAAAATTCATAATTCGGTAAAACAAAAACCGTCGCTGGCATCCGATCCAATGTGCTGAAATCTTTATCAGAGTGAAGATTGCCATTACCCGCATAACGGCATAGAACTGTTTTACCTTTTTGAAGAGCGGCGAAAGCTTCTTGAGCATTTAAAATATTGTTCATGTTCTTATCCTTTTAATGCTTTGCGTACATATGGATCTAAATCATCTTGTTTAAGTAACCAGATGACATAATCAGCAGGGATATCTTTAATCGGTGTACCTTTATGCTTACCAAAGGTCATATGGGTTGGGATGCGAGCTTGTTCAGAAAACAAGTAGAGAGACTGAAGATCTTTAACGCCCAACACTTTGCAGATCTGTTTTAAGAGCACAGCAGTAAGAAGCACATCTTGTTTAGCATTGTGAGCGTTGCGAATAGATTCTCTCGCTTTAACAGATCCATTGGTGAACTTGTAGATCAATGCTGATAAGTTATGCGCATCATCTGGCCATACCATACGAGATAGAGCCAAGGTGCAAATCGCTTTAACATTTACTGATTTATCAGCCAGCTTTATAGCTTGAATGTCATAATCAACATTGTGGCCAACGATGTATTGGACACCCTTAGGCAAACGGAAAGTTTCATAACCAGGCTTGTCAGCAATATCGCTTTCAAGAATATGATGCACAGCCATAGCGCCGTAGCTAATCGGCTGAGGGCATGAAAAATACTCATCAAAACAAGCATCTTTATTTACAACCAATTCACCATTTTCAAAGTAGACAGGAACATGGGCTATCTCGATCGGATAGCCGTTCATGTCATGAGTTTCAGTATCTAAAATTATTGCGCTCATGCATGCATTTCCTGTTTTGCTAAGTTGTCGATTTCTTCTTTAACCGCCTCAAGTTTTGAAGCTTCGATCTGAGTTAATGCATCAACCCCCAAATGCTCACATACGGTTTTTACATCTAAGCCACGCTCACCAATGAATGCTTGTAATGAATCACGCTGACTTACATCAATAAAAACAGGGGCGTTATCTGATTCAAACCAACGCTTTGTATCACTGTTAAAAGCTAACCCATGATTTAAAGCAGTTTCTTTCATGTATTCCCACATTGATTTGTGGTAAGGGTGTTCCCGATTTAGGCTTTCAAATAAAGCATTAAACTCACTGGCAAATTGCGACTCATCACAAGACTTAATCCACTGATCCCAGTCTTGCTGAAGCTGCATAGCTTGTTTTTGCTCTGGTGTTAGTGTGTTTAAATGGGTCTTGGTTTGCTGAATCAGCGAAGCTAAAAAGTTACTGTTTTCCGACTTTGTTAAATCAGGAACGATAACATTCCCAAGATTCCCAGAATCTTTAGTGTGGAATCCCTCACCAGCTCTGAATTTTAAAACTTTATTAGAATTACCACGTGAATCAGTTTCTTCAGCTAAATAAGCCATTGCATCAGCGAGACGATAAATTTCTTGACGATTTTTCCCCCCTAGATCTGGGCGAACTAAGGTCAAAGAGTCATTCTTATCCTCTGTAGCATGAGCAATAAAAACAACGTCTTTACCATAACCAATCAATTTATTAACAAACAGGCTAAACATGTTGTTGGCTACACCTTGAACGTTTAACTTTAACGAGCCATCACTTTTAGTATTTTTGCTGTTATTTGCTAAATGAGTTTTGATCAAATCTAATACACGTCCAATAGTGTCAAATACTACTGTGTTATAAGGTGCTAGATCTTCTTCAGTAATATTAGAAATATCCAACCAAGATTTAGCCACGACAACATCACCTCGGCGATTGCCACCAGTACGATATGCACCTTGGTCTGCGTCAATAACTAGCGGTTTATCAGCAGTCATACCCAAGGTTGTTTTGTACATACCAGGATCACCGTAATAGTAAACTTTGATGGCACTTACTGGGATAACTTGAGCAGGTGTAATAATATTAAGAGCCATGATTACAACCCCTTATTAGATTTAGTATTGTTGTAAGACATACGTTGATTAGCGCTATATGGCGTGCGCTGAAAGCAGTCTTTTG